CATGAAAAGAGCTGAGATTTTAGAGGCCGCCCGTGTCTGCGTCTGCGGTGAGCGTGAGCAGGACTATGGCACCCCGGAGGATAGCTTTGCCCTCATCGGCAAGCTCTGGGCTGCCTACATGGGCGTGGACTTCACCCCCAAGGATGTGGCCATGATGATGGCGCTGCTGAAAGTGGCCCGCATCAAGAACGGTGACAAGGCGGACAGCTTTGTTGATCTGGCGGGCTATGCAGCCTGTGCCGGTGAGATCGTGGGGGGGGTGTGACATCTGATGGCCAAGGCAAAGGTGACAAAAAAGCGCCGCAAAAACCCGCACCGGGAAAAGCCCCGGATGTGCGACCCCGGCATGTGTGACCACTGCCAGTATATTGGAGAGGGTGACTTCATCTGTGACCAGGACCTCTCTGACCCGGAGGGCGTTTTGGTGGTGTCCGACTGGGAGCCCACAGAGAATTACCTCAAGTGTAAAAAAGGACGGAGGCCATGAACAGGGCCCAGCGGCGCAAGGCCGCCAAGGCGGGCCTCCCCGTCCAGAAAGACCCCACCCTCAACATCAAGCTCTCTGAGCTTGGCAAGGGAATAATGACCCCCAACATGCGGATGGCCATGGACCATGAGATCAACCAGCAATGCCTTGAGGCTGATGAGCGCCTGGCGCTGGACATTGACACCATGGTGCTGTGGACACTGCACCGGCATCTGGGCTTTGGTGTAAAGCGGCTCCATGACTTCTATGTGGCCATGGCCGCTGAACACCGCCGGATGCGTGAATACTACCAAATGGATGATATGTACCCAGAGCGCTCAAAGCTCAAGGAGCTGGGAGTTGATCTGGAGGCCTGGCAAAAGGAGGTGCTGACCGATGGCCAATAAACCGTGGGAAAACTCTGAGGGCTACCCCGACCCTACCGCATACAACGCAATCAAGAACATCACCGACACCGAGCGGGAGGCCTTGGATGCCAAGGTCAACCTGCTCATCAAGGTCCTCAAATTCATCATCTCAGAGAGCGGCTTTGAGCTTGCTGCCCGCATTGAGCTGCGGGACAAAAAGACCGGGAGGTGCTTTAGATGAGGACCAGGGACATATACAGCGCCGCCGTCAAGAAGTATGGCAGAGAGCCGCAGCTCATCATCTGCATGGAGGAAATGGCGGAGCTGACAAAGGAGCTTTCCAAGAACATCCGGGGCTCCAAAAATATCACCAACATCTCTGAGGAGATGGCTGATGTGGAGATCATGCTGGAGCAGTTGCGGGTGATCTTCGGTAACCGCTCAGAGGTTGACACCATTAAAGCGGAAAAGCTCATCCGGCTGGCTGACCGGCTGGAGATGCCCACAAAGTAAAGGAGCGCCGCCGTTATGCAATATGACCGCAAAATAACAATTTCCGCCGGTAGCAACCGGCGTGCCATGGTTTGGAAAGCCCAGACAATGCTCATCTCAGAGCTGTGGGCCCGGCTCCAGACCCCCGCCAGAGGCACAGAAAGTCTGGCGGAATATCTGAATATGAAAAAGGCCCAGCAGGATGACCTCAAGGATGTTGGCGGCTTTATGGCGGGCACGCTCTCTGGCCCCCGCCGCAAGGCCAACAATGTCACCGGGCGTGACATCATCACGCTGGACTTGGACAACATCCCCGCCGGAGGCACTGAGGATGTGCTGCGCCGGGTGGAGGCTCTGGGATGCGGCTATTGCATTTACAGCACCAGAAAGCACAGTCCCGCAGCTCCCCGCTTGCGTGTCCTGCTGCCCCTTGACCGCACGGTGTCTGCGGATGAGTATGAGCCTCTGGCCAGAAAGATGGCGGAGTACATAGGCATTGAGCTGAGTGACCCCACCACCTTTGAGGTGTCCCGCCTCATGTACTGGCCAAGCTGCTCCGCTGACAGCCAATACATCTATCTGTGGCAGGACAAGCCCCTCCTCAACGCCAACGGCCTGCTGGCCCAATACGATGACTGGCGGGACTGCACCCTCTGGCCGCAGGTGCCGGGCGCTCTGAGCCTCCCCAAGCTGGCAGTCAAGCAGGGTGACCCGGAGAGCAAGATGGGCGTGGTGGGCGCTTTCTGCCGCACCTATGACATCTACCGTGCCATGGATGAGCTCATCCCCGGCATGTATGAGGCCGTGGACACGATGCCCGGCAGATACACCTATCTGGGCGGCTCCACCACCGGCGGTGCCGTGATCTATGACAACGGCAAATTCCTTTTCAGTCACCACGCCACTGACCCGTGCAGTGGCCGCCTGGTCAACGCCTTTGATCTGGTCCGCCTCCACCGCTTTGGGGACAAGGACGATGAGGCCCAGCCCGGCACTCCCACCATCAAGCTGCCCAGCTACCGTGCCATGTGTGAGCTGGCCACCGCCAATGCGGATGTGGCCGCCCTTATGAGCCGGGAGCGTTATGAGGAGGCAGTCAAGGACTTTGAGGGCGTGGAGGCTACCAACGCAGAGGACCCGGCCAACTGGATGGACAAGCTGGCCACCAATTCCCAGACGGGCCTCCCCAAAGCCACCATTGACAATGTGTGGATTATTCTTGAAAATGACCCGCTGCTCAAGGGCAAGTTTGCCCTCAACCAATTTGCTGGCCGTGGTGAGGTGCTGGGGCCTCTCCCGTGGGATGGCCGTGCCAAGCGCCGCCTGTGGGATGACAATGACAGCCAGGGCCTCTATTGGTACATGGAGAAAACCCACAACATCACCGGCAATGGCAAGATAGACGGGGCGCTCTCCCTCCACTCCACCAAGCACGCCTTTAATGAGATACAGGACTATCTCAACGGCCTCCGCTGGGATGGAGTGCCCCGCCTTGACACCCTTTTCATTGACTACCTTGGGGCTGCTGACACCCCATACACCAGAGCGGTGACCCGCAAGGCTTTCACCGCAGCCGTGACCCGTGCCATGGAGCCGGGCGCAAAATATGACAACATGCTCATCCTTGCCGGTCCCCAGGGCATAGGCAAGAGCACCCTGTTGGATAAGATGAGCAAGGGCTGGTTTAATGACAGCATCCGCACCTTTGAGGGCAAGGAGGCCTCTGAGCTGTTGCAGGGTGTCTGGCTGGTGGAGATCGCAGAGTTGGACGCTTTCCGCCGGACTGACATTGCCCGCATCAAGCAGTTTCTTTCCCTGCGGCATGACCGTTTCCGTGCGGCGTATGGCCGCCATGTCAAAGAGCTGCCCCGCTGCTGCATTTTCTTTGGCACCACCAACACCACGGACTACCTGCAAGACCGCACCGGCAACCGCCGCTTTTGGCCCGTTGACACCGGGGAGCGCCCCATCACAAAAAGTGTGTGGGCTGATCTGCCCGGAGAGATTGACCAGTTGTGGGCAGAGGCCGTGGTCCGTTGGCAGACTGGTGAGCCCCTTTTCCTCAAGGGTGACCTGGAGGAGCAAGCCAAAGCCAAGCAGGAGGAGCACCGTGAGGTAAGCACCCGTGAGGGCATCGTGCTGGATTTCCTCAGCAAGCAGGTGCCGGAGGACTGGCAGAGCTGGCCCCTGGACCGCCGCAAGATGTTCTGGAGCGGCGGCGTGCAGGGTGACATCAAGCTGGTTGACCGTGACCGTGTGTGTGCCCTGGAGGTCTGGTGTGAGGCCTTTGACGGCAAGCAGCGGGATGCCCGATACAGTGACACGGCGGAGATCAACGCCATCATTGAGGCTTGTGCGGACTGGGAAAAGACCACCGGCTCCGTGCGTTTTGGCTACTGCGGCAAGCAGCGGGGATTTACAAAGAAACGCCGGAACATTTAGCGGAACATTGCCCCGGAACATTTGAAAATGGCTTTTGAATGTTCCGGGACATTGGAACATCTGCACCGCCGAATGTTCCGGGCAATGTTCCGGCAAAAACCCTTGAAACACAAGCATTTTTCGATAGGTGGAACATTGGAACATTTATTTTCTATTAAATAGAAAACATAGGATTTATAGAGGTAAAAAATTCTATAAATCCTATGTACGGGCATACATACGCGCGCAATGTTCCAGATGTTCCACCCAAAGATTGGAGGCCCAAAATGAAAGAAAGCTATATAGAGAGCTACCTGGTCAAAAAAGTAAAAGAGCACGGTGGCCTTTGCTATAAATTTGTGTCACCCGGCAGCCCCGGTGTTCCAGATCGCATCATCATAACCCCCAACGGCAAAACAATCTATGTTGAGCTAAAGACAGAGATTGGGAGGTTGGCCAAGGTGCAGAAATGGCAAAGGAGCGAGATGGAGAAAAGAGGGGCGGATGTCCGTGTACTTTATGGGATGGATGCCGTGAAAGAGTTTTTGAGGGAGGTATTTGCTAATGCAGTACACCCCGCATAATTACCAAGCGTATTGCATCCAGCGTGTAGTTGAGGACCCTGCCATTGGCCTGTTTCTCCGTCCTGGCCTGGGCAAAACGGTCATCACTCTCACGGCGGTCAATATTCTCAAATACTTCCGCTGGCAGGTGGCCAAGGTCCTGGTGGTGGCACCCAAAACGGTGGCAGAGGCCACCTGGGCCAAGGAGGCAGCCAAGTGGGACCACCTGCAACACCTCCGCATCTCCACTGTGCTGGGCAGCGCCACAAAGCGCATCCGGGCACTCAATACACCGGCGGATGTGTATGTCATCAACCGGGAAAATGTGGAGTGGTTGGTGGATTACTACAAGCAAGCATGGCCCTTTGACATGGTGGTGCTTGATGAAAGCACCAGTTTCAAGAACGGCAACAGCAAACGCTTTAAGGCTATGAAACGGGTGCGACGCTTTATCAAAAAGATGGTCCTGCTGACCGGCACACCGTCCTCCAAGGGCTTGATTGACCTGTGGGCGCAGGTGTACCTCCTGGACGGCGGAGAGCGTCTGGGGCAAACTCTGGGGGCCTACCGTGAGCGATACTTTGACCCAGATCAACGCAGCCGCACCCAGATTTTCAGCTATAAGGCCAAAGACGGTGCAGAGAGCGCCGTGCTGGCGGCCATCGCTGACATCTGCATATCCATGAAAGCTGAGGACTACCTCCAACTGCCGGAAAACATCCAGCATGAGATACCTGTGGCCCTTGACCCCAAGGCCCTGCGGGACTACAAGCAGTTTGAGCGTGACCTGCTGCTGGAGCTGGATGAGGATGTGGTGACCGCCAGCACCGCCGGTGTCCTGGTGGGCAAGCTGTTGCAGTATTGCAACGGGGCTGTCTACGGCACGGAGGGCCAGGTGGTCCCCGTCCATGACTGCAAGCTGGATGCCTACATGGAGCTGCTGGAGCGTCTGGATGGTGAGCCAGCCTTGACCTTTTACGGCTACCAGCATGACCGTGACCGCATCATTGAGCGGCTGGAGAAGTACAACAAAGGCCGCAAGGACAAGCTGCGTGTGCGGGTGTATAAGAACGCACAGGATGCCGATGCTTGGAACGCCGGAGAGGTTGATGTGCTGCTTGTCCATCCTGCAAGCTGCGCCTATGGCCTCAACCTCCAAGCCGGTGGCCACCATGTTGTGTGGTATGGCCTCAACTGGTCCTTTGAGCTGAATGACCAGGGCAACTGCCGTCTGTGGAGGCAGGGCTCACCCTATGACAAGGTTTTCATCCACTATCTCATTGTGCAGGGCTGCCAGGATGAGGATGTCATGGCAACCATCCGGGACCGTGCGGACACCCATGAGGCTGTCATGCGGGCTTTGAAAGCAAGAATTAAGAAAATCAAGGAGGAGATTGCATGAGCAACACACCCACGGTCATGTTGAACGGTGACCAGATCTACATTGACGAACTTATCCGGGAAAATGCCCGGCTGACCATCCAGCATGAGGCTGACAAGCAGATCATGGACCGGCTGCGTGAGCAGTCCGTGGACGCTGAGGCGTATGAGGCCAAGATTGCAGAGGTTTATGCCTACGCAGACAAGGCCAAGCAGGAGGTGGACTGTGCCAAAGCTGTGGCCCAGGAGAACAATGCCAAGCTCCAACAGGCCATTGCTGATCTGCACTTTGTGATGGCAGGAGGTGACCCCTGCAAGGTGTGCACTGTCAAGTGTGCCTTTGGAGCCGGTAACTGCAAGCCCGTTTGGCGTGGAGAGGAGGATGGCCAGTGACCCTAAAAGAATTGTCCCAGCTATACTATCTCAACCGGGAGATTGAAATGGACAAAAGGCGGCTCCATGAGCTTGAGGCTGAGGCCGTTTCCATCTCTCCCAACCTCACCGGCATGCCCCGCAGTCCCGGAGTATCTGACAAAGTGGGACGCTATGCCGCTGAGATCGCAGACCTCAAAGGCATCATTGAGGCCAAAATCCAGCAATGCACCTATGAGCGCAACCGTTTGGAGCGTTACATAATGGACATTGATGACAGCCTCCTCCGGCAGATATTCACATACCGTTTTGTGAATGGCTTGACCTGGGACCAAGTGGCTGCACATATTGGCGGCGGCAATAATGAGGGCAATGTGCGGATGCTGTGTTACAGATATTTGAAACAGCAATAAGCTGTTACAAATGTTGCAACGGTTGCAACATACATGGTAAAATTGATATTGCGGGTGTATGCCTCAAGATGAGCAACACCTCCTTGGTTGACGGCGGCAAGGTGATGGAGAGATCAAAAACCAGACCCTTGCCGCTGTTTTTTATCAAGATTTCTGCAAAGCTGCCCTTTGGGGGCGGCTTTTACTATGTTATGGGGTGGTGAGTGTGGCCAAATTAACTGAAAAGCAAAAGCGTTTTGTGCAGGAGTACCTTGTGGACCTCAATGCCACAGCAGCCGCCAAGCGTGCCGGATATAGTGAAAAAACGGCGGACCGCATTGGCCCAGAATTACTTGGGAAAACTTGTGTTTCTGCTGCTATCCAGGAGGCCATCAAAAAGCGCCAAAAACGGGTGGAGATCACACAGGACATGGTGCTTGCAGAGCTGGCCGCCATCGCCTTTGCCAACGGTGCTGATTATGCCACAGTCAACCGCAACGGACTTGTGCGAATTATACCCACAAGCGAATTGAGCACAGAGCAGAAAAAGGCCATTGCTTGCATCAAAGAGGGCCAATATGGCACTGAGGTCAAGCAGTATGACAAGCTCAGAGCCTTGGAGATGCTTGGCAAGCACCTTGGCATGTTTGAAAATCACGGTGCAACTGCTGACCCAGAGGAAAACAACATCTTTGAGGTCATCGACCAGAGCACCAGAGAGGAGCTGGACACAAGTGAGATACCAGAGATTGAGCCCCCGGCAAAATTTGGCAATGACCTGGTGGAATAGGCCGGGCTTTAGGGGCTATGACGGCATCATCTGTGACGGCTCCATCCGTTCCGGCAAGACTGTGGCCATGACCGTGGGCTTTATCATGTGGGCCATGGCCAACTTTGAGGGTCAAAACTTCGCAATCTGCGGCAAGACCATTGAGAGCTTGCGCCGCAATGTGACCTCTAACCTCCCCACCTGGCTGGGTGGGGTGTTTTCGTTTAAGGAGCACCGCTCTGAGAACAAGATCACAGTCAAGGCCGCCGGGAAAATCAACAACTTTTACCTTTTCGGCGGCAAAGATGAGAGCAGCGCCTCACTTATCCAGGGCATCACTCTGGCGGGCATCCTGCTGGATGAGGTGGCCTTGATGCCCCGCTCCTTTGTGGAGCAGGCCTGTGCCCGTTGCTCTGTGGAGGGCTCCAAGTTGTGGTTTAACTGCAACCCGGAGGGCCCAAGCCACTGGTTTTACATCACATGGATTTTGGAGGCAAAAAAGCGTAACATGCTGCACCTCCATTTCACCATGGATGACAACCTCAGCCTCTCCCAAGCCGTCAAGGCAAGGTATGAGAGCCTTTACTCCGGCGTGTTTTATGACCGCTTTATCCGTGGCCTGTGGGTGGTAGCGGAGGGGCTGATTTACACCATGTTCAACAAAGACTATCATGTGGTGCCGCAAGAGCCCCGGCCCTATGATCGCTATTACATCTCCTGTGACTATGGCACCATCAACCCCACCAGCATTGGGCTGTGGGGCCGGGCCAATGGCCGGTGGTACAGGATGCGGGAGTATTACTTTGACAGCCGCAAAGAGGGGCGGCAGCGCACCGATGAGGAGCACTACACTGAGCTGGAAAAGCTGGCCGGTGATCTGCACATCACTGCGGTCATCGTTGACCCCTCAGCGGCATCTTTTATTGAGGTCATCCGCCGCCACGGACGGTATAGGGTGGAGAAAGCCTCCAACGCTGTCATTGACGGCATCCGCAATGTGGCCACACGGCTCCAGAGCGGTGATATTTTCATCTGCTCCAACTGCACTGACTGCATCCGGGAGTTTGGCATGTACCGATGGGATGAAAAGGCCACCATGGACCGCCCCATCAAAGAAAATGACCACA